GCATTGCCATCCCACTCAAGGTTTACCTCGTGCCCTGTTCTGGACGCGACACCAGACCCGTCTTCGCACTTGCGTTTACCAGTGCCTACTGACCAGCCCAGCGAAGAAGCGGTGCGCTCCGGTGGGAACACGAGGTTAATGTCGGTCGATATGCCGTTGTCAAAAACGGGGCGCCACTTCGTTGAGTCAAAGAAGAAGCGTATGCGTATGCGGTCAATGCTTCTCGCCGCTGTCGTTCCGTCCCAGAGGGTTCCTGGCACCAAGTAAACAGGCACCAAAAACGTCTTATTGGGCGCTGGCGGTGCAGACTCTCCGGTTGGCGAAACGGTCCCTGTGCCCTGAAACTTGTACTGCTGCTCTACTGGTATCCACTCGCCAAACACTAATGTAGGCGTGTAATTGCTAGGCGTTACGCCAGCTACAGTATACTGCTTGTATTTGCCAGCAAGCCCCCTCTCGTCCTCGTCGTCTACGCTTCTGTCAATCGCCCCGCCTCGGCCGTACTCAAGCAAATAGGCAGACCTTGATGTCGAATCATCGTTAACGTCAAACGGCCCCGCAAACCTCGCCTCGTCTACAAACGCCTGGGTCTGCAATGAGCCCACGAGATAGAAGCTTTGGTCTCTACACAGCAGCCACGGGCGCTCGATGTTCTTCTCTGCACCGACATCGGGCAACGCTGCATGGCCACCAGTGTTGGACTCATAAGTCCACACAGACCACTGGCCCTCCGAGTAGCACAGACTTAGCCGCTCATCTGGAAGCGTGACAAAGAGCGCGGAGAGCTTCTCACTGTAAGTCATCGAAGCGCCATCGAGGTTGGGCTTAATGACACTGTTGCGCTGCGGTAGGTTAGTGTTGATAGAGCCCGTCTCTGCCGTCACCGTTGTGAAGAACGTCGTCATCGGGTCGGTGATGAAGTCAGTGAACAGTGGCGCTATCGGCCCCGAGATTGTCTCAATCTGCATGGCGCTGCCAGAGACGTGGACGCCTGTGCTTCCAAGCCACATAACAGCGTTGTCCGTTTTAGTTACACATGACTGAGACACGCACCCGATGGTGTCTGAAACCAGTACAGGGGCCATGCCCTGTGAGGAGATAGGGTCTCCGGTTCTGCTGGCTGGCTGGTAGAAGAACGTCTCAGTCTCAGTAAAGATGTAGATGCTCTGGCCCATAGGGGCCATAGCCGTAATGGACTGCTCAGTAGGCACAACTATGTAATCAAAGTCTATGTACGCAGTGGGGGTGTACGGCTGAGAGAAGAAGACTTCTCTTTGGTTGCCAGCGATAACAAGCCTGCTGTCCCAAGAGATAAGCGCTTGCGGAGAGGGTATGCCAGCTGACGTCCTGTACACATATGCGTCTGTGTCTGCGCCTGGAGAGGGTTTGACCCTCCAGATCATAGAAGACTCTGAGTACGGGGGACACCAAGAGTGCGGGTGTGCGCCGGACACGAATCTTCGCCGTGAGCCCCTAAACGTACACGGCGTATATGCGTACAGCTGCGTAGCTGGAGAGCCAAAGTAGACCGTGTCTCCAATCTCTGTGAACTGAAAGTTTTCCTCAGAGGTTGCGACTACCCACGCCTGAAAGTCTTTATCCCTGTTGGTTTCGTAGTGACCCTTGCGCTGGTCGTTGTCCTCTTTAACAAAGCCAGACTCTGACGTGTGCCTATACAGCGGCTCTTCCCAACGCTCTCGAGTGGTTGTGTCATAAATGCTAACCACGTACACGTTGGCTATTTGAGCTCGCTCATTGTTGACCTCAGACGAGTGTATCCTGGCTTTGAAGACACTGAGTATTTGCTCGTGCCCAAAGTCGGTCTGCATGATGTAGCTGCCGAGGTGTTTTTGGTATCCCCAGGAGGTGCTCGCACCATCTATGTTGTGCGTTATGCGAGTGTCGAACTGAGCAAGCTGGCCAAAGCCCTGCCTCACCTCCCAAGCGCCGTACCTGCGCACTAGGTTTAAAGCAAAGCTGCCCTTGGATGGTCGGTCGCTTCTAATGCCGCCGCCGAGGACTTCGACCTCGTCGTACTTAACCGCCATCTACATCCACCTTACGTCAACGACGCGCTCCACAATGCCGCCAGCACGCCCCTCAAGGTACGTCCTCAGCTGCTCAATACGCCGAGCAAGCTGGCCGTTCAACTCGTTGTTCGGTGCGACATCAACGATTGCATATTGCAAGTAAGCCAGCATAGCGATGATGTCATGAAACCTGTTTAGGTCGTCGATGTAGGTCGTGCCTGCTCCGCCTGCGTTAGACCAGGTGACGTTCGGCTCAGGAATGTAGTCAATCCTGATGTCCATCGTTACCGCTTCAGGAAAGACGAGCTCAGTTCCGCGCAACGTGTAATCAGCTCGAGAGTCATACGTGCTGGTTACTGACAAAGATGGTTGAAGGTTCTCGACAATGTTGTTTGGTTGCGACGGGCTCTCAATAGAGTAGATGTTTACAAGCTGGTAAAGCCTTGTGCCCGCTGCTGCGGTAGGGCCCAAGATGGCTGGCGCTGACGTAGCCAAGTCGAGCAAGCGCACGTTGGACAACGAGTAAACCTGCTGCCTTGAATATATCTGCGGGTCCATCTCTGTGACCAAGGCTCTAAAATCGTCGTATGCGCTCGTGAGCCAAATGACCATCTGCGCGTCACTGACAAACGTCTGGTCTGGCTCATCCATGTACACCCGGAAAAGCGCGGCAACCTCTTCGACTGTCATCCCCCACCTCCCTGCATGGACGATATTGCGCTAGGAAGACCAGGCAAGTTCTGCCCTTCTGTAGGCATTGGCGTTTGCTGCATAGGGTCCATGGCTGGGGCAGGCTGAGCCACTGGCATCATTTGGGGCGCAGTTTGTTTTGGAGACTGGTGCGGAGAGACGGTCTTTATGTCAGACGCTGCCTGCCACTGAGCCTCTGGTGTACCAAACATGTTCACATCGACAATAAGCTGAGCGATGTAGTTCTGCGTTTCAGGGGGTAAGTCGTAATACGCAGTCGACTGGACAAACTCAGTAAAGACCTTGGTAAAGGCCTCGAGGTTGTCTGTCGGCAACACCTGAACTTTGCCACCCATAATGACTGCCTGGAGCATGTCTTTGAAGTGGCTTATCTGGATAAACTCTTCGGTGATGCGCTTGTCAAAGGTGCGGAAGCTAATGGCATCTCGAGCTTCTTCTGGCGTCATAAGGCCAAGCTGCGCCATCTCAAGAACTCTAGACTCGCGGTTAGCTGCGTCGAGTTTGAAGAGCGTGTTCCCGTCGATGTAAATCTCAGGGTTGTCAACAATGTCAGTGTTAGAGATGGCTTTCCACGCAGGCACCCCGGCGACGTCAAGCATCTTAATGACACGGCGCTCAGTGTAGTGCCGCTTCATAAGCATGAGCACAGTGAGCATGGTGTCCTCAACCGCAGCGACAATCTCCTGCTGAGTTGCCAGTAGCTGTGCAGAGTCCTGCTGAGTAAGTGTTCGCGCATGCACACCGCTCTTAACACCAGCCTCTCTGCGCCCCAGGGTGGCCCCGTGCGCACCCGCAACATCGCTCATCTCTTCTCGCAGAAGAGCGGGCTCCCGCACCACATGAGCTGGCAGCTGCTGTGGCGCTGCTGGGCTTGGAGCTCCACCGCCAGGCGTGAACCTAATCACACCACCAGGCTTGTTCATGATGGTGCCCTTGCGGACGTCAGCTGTGCGAGGGATGAGCCAGGGAGGGTTGCCCATCAAGCGCACGTTTGCGTGGATCTGTGTCCTAGTCCGGTTATACAGCTGCTGAAGGTCGGCGATCTGGACCATTGGTCCCTGGCCCCAAAGGTCGCCTTCAATAACGTGATACCGGACTAGGCGCACAGGAAACGTATCCCGGACGTCTTCACTGAACTCCGTCTCAAGATACAAGTCGCCTGAGATAATGGCGTGCCGACCGTCTTTCCAATAGACCTCGTAGACCTCGAGACGACCATCTGGAACGTACTCTTGGAAAGCGTATCGGTGCTCACCAGCTGTAGAGGCAAGCTGCTCAATCTTCTCGGCTTTGTCGGGGTAAGTGTCTTTAAGCTCAGCCTTGGTCGAGTAGCTCCTAATAGCCACCCACCGAGCCTCGTCTGGCGAGTGAACTCCGGGCTCGTAGAACATGTTCAGAGGGCTAATGATGTCACACTTAACGCGACCCATAACCTTCTTACCGCCGACCACTTTGTCAGGCTTTGGCCCCTCAAGCTCTTCGTCTCCAGGCATGGAGTCAGCAGCCTTGGTGACCTCGTATGCTGGCTCGTAATAGGTATGCAGCCCACAGTTCCCCGTTTGGCACATCCACCTAATACATTCCTGCCATTTGCGCGTCTGCAGCTGGCCTTCGATATAGACCTTGCTGCCCTTGCGCAGGAAGCGTTCGACAACGCCGACCAGACCTTCCGAAAAGATCGCGACCGTGTGCCATTCGGTGCGTTCCTGGCGTTCGCCGGTGTTGCGGTCTTTCCAGGTTTCGCTGGTGGCGATCCGCAGATTGGCGACCTTGCCGCCATTCTGAAAGCTGCGGATTTCAGGATCGGCACCGAGATTGCCGATGAGCATGACTTTGTTGAGGCTTCCGGCCATCGAATCATTCCTTCGTAACTGTTGACCCACGGCCTAACCCAGCCCGCCAGCGGGGGCTAGACGGGCGCGGCTGCGTTTCCACCGGACCGGACCCGGTTTCTACAGTCCCAGCGCGGTCGCGATCCAGAAGGT